TTTATTACTGCTTTATGGAATGGGGAAAGATTTTACAAACGAAAACCCACTAATGACTATAAGGAATACAGAAATTACATTTTCAATAAAATAAAATCGATGAATTTAAGTGAGATACCATCACCATTAGAACAGATCAGAAATAAGCTTTCAATGAAAGATGTACAACTATTCGAGGTAATGTTTGATGATGATTTAAAGTTAGCCGAAAAGGTAAAAAAGCTAAAATTTAGAAGTTGGCAACAGTATGTGGCCCAAAGAAGGATTTTGTTAAAAAAGATTAAAGATTTGAATTTGAAGTAATGGACAATATCGAAATATTAAAAAATATAGAAATGATATTACCGAAGCTGCAACAATGGATCACTTATAAGGAAGCATCATTTGAACCGGAAGAATTGGCTATCGTTAAAGAAATAGGAAAAGATATTTTACCCAGTAGACTAATTAATTATGCCTGTCCACCTTGTGTAGGAGAGTTGTTAACCACAATATGGTCATACTACCAAAGAGAAAAATAAAGAAATACAGATTTTAACCTTTGGTTAATGCGGATATACAATAAAGTAGGGACTGCATAATTATGAATAATTTATTAGAAAACAAATTGTTCTTTTTTTTTTGAATAAACTGATAATGAAATGAATTAAGCCGCCAAATCCTCCTCCCATAACAATTGCATTCGCAGCAATTGTTGAGTACGTGTAAGTGGAATTGATTATTTGGCTATCCATATTACATTCAATATACGAATATTTTTTTAAAAATCGTTAATTTTTAAAAAGGAAGATTTGCGCTAAGAGGTAGTAAATTATTCCTAAAAAATGGTTAATGTCAGAAAAGCCCGAATATATTGTTCTTGATTTAATTCTTGATTTAACTTCAACGATACGCTGAATTCGAAGCACACTATTTCACAGATAGGGTTTACGCCTTTCCAGTCATCCACTTTTCATAAACTATAAGTTTTTCATCAAATGTTAATTTGCCTTTTTGTAGAAGTTCTACCGCAACGTTATGTTCTTTAATTTCTGATTTTGAAAGTTTTGCCATTTATCCTTTTTAGATAAATACTTTCAAGTTTTGCAGAAGTAATCTTTTTTTAAATAAATTTTTGATTGATTTATTTGGTAATACTTCTAATCACAACTGTAATAGGAAATACCATAATGCCAACAAGAACATTTACTAAATACCGTACTGATGGAACATAAATTGCAACGCCAATTAAAATAAATAAGAATAACAAAAGTAGTACTAATGTTAATATACTATTGTTTCTTAATTGTTTTAAAACTTCGAAGTCATTACTTAGCAGTGAAATGAGAATAAAAATAATTGCCAGAAAACATATAAAAAGTCCTGCACTACCACTTTTTATGTGTCCAGTCAATAAGCTTGTTTTAATATCAATATCGCCCTCTGCTTTAATCTGATTAATCATCAAATAGATTCCTGCACAAAAAAACAGAATGCCACTAATAAGGGTGATTAGTTTTCGAATTTCTTTTGGTGTCCACATATATTTGCAATATAGGTATTAACCTCTCTCTTTTTTATTCGCCATTAAGACTTATTACCTAATCAAACAACAGGAAATAAACAGCGATGGCAGAAAAAAAGAATCAATTCAAACCAGGTGAATCTGGAAACCCGAATGGTAGGCCCAAAGGAACTAAGAACCGTACTACTACTGAAATACGCAATCATATACAGACTGTTTTAGATGGTCAGTATGAAAAACTGGAATCAGACCTTAACGGTATGAATCCTTTTCAGCGTGTAATGATGGTTGAGAAGCTAACGAAGTTCTTTCTGCCTGCACTGGCTAAGAACGATAACGACACTAATGTATCTGGTGAAATAAATGTAACGGTAAGCTTTGTTGATAGCTATGCTGAGGCCACAACTAACAACGATAACGGAGAAGATTTTATTCGTTAAAACCTATGATTTTTGCTTTTAGTTCATTTCTGATGAGTGAGGGTATATAGGGACAAAATAAAGGGACAAAACCTTAGTGAACATTGATTTAGTACTACCTAAACCGCATTCAGGACAGCAAAAAGTTTTAGATAGCAAAGCCAGATTCAAGGTAATATTAGCCGGGCGAAGATTTGGTAAATCATTAATATCTCAAATCATTTCAATACTTGGAATCATTAACGGTAAGCATATTGCTTATGTAACTCCAACTTATGCGTTATCTAAAATCTTCTTTGCTGACATAATTAAACTGATACCTGTAAAGCTAATCAAGTCGGCTAATAAAACTGATCTGGTTATAAGTCTAATAACTGGTGGTTCATTGTCATTCCTTACTGGTGAGCGTTTAGATAATTTCAGAGGTAGAAAATTTCACGAAGTTATAGTTGATGAAGCCGCTTATATCCCTGATCTTGAATCAGCTTGGTTAAATAGTATTAGACCAACTCTAACAGACTTTAAGGGTAATGCAATATTCATTAGTACACCTCGAGGTAAAAATTATTTCTATGCCCTATATCACAAAGGACTAAATAAAGAAGATGGTTATGATTCATTTCATTTTACCACTTATGATAATCCACATATATCAGCTGATGAAATTGATTTTGCAAGGTTAGAATTACCTGATGCAGCCTTTAGACAAGAGTACTTAGCAGAACCGGGTGAGAATACCAGTAACCCGTTTGGCACAGATAATATCATCAATGCTACTATTACCAATTTGAGCAACAAGGAAACTAAATGTATAGGGATAGATTTAGGCAAACACAATGACTATACAGTTATAACGGGCCTTGATGAAGATGGAACGATGTCTTATTTTGATAGGTTTAAATTACCCTGGGCTTTATGTATAGAGAAGATTAAAGCTTTGCCTTCATATTGCCTTAAAGCTCTTGATAGCACTGGTGTAGGCGATGCGGTATTTGAGCAGCTATCAACTACCTGCCAGAACATCACCGGGTTTAAATTCACATCTACCAGTAAACCTCAGATTGTAATGGAACTGGTAAAGAATATTGAATTAGGTAAATGCAAGGTGAATGAGATTACAGCTAATGAAATGTATGTCTTTGAATATAAGATACAACCATCAGGACATATCAAATATGAAGCACAGGCAGGTTTTCACGATGATACAGTAATGAGTTTGGCTATGGCTAATCATTATCTTAAACAAGCTGCCTTATCAAACTATGCAGGTTGGCTATATTAAAAATAACATATATGAATTATAAAGAAATAATAAATAAGTTACCCAACACGTGGGATGAACTTACACTAAAGGACTATATTAAACTATCACCAGTAATTAATGATATTGATGAAGATGTTATTCAAGACCCGGATTTATTTACCATAAAAATATTATCAGACCTTGATAAAAATATTAAGATCATCAGTTTATTAAGTGATACACCAGTTGATGCAATCGAAAAATTAACTATGGTTCAATTGAATGAATTGGTTAACAGAATAGCATTTATTAATAATGTGCCGGACAAACCAAAAACCACAGTTAAGTACAAAAGCTTTGACCAGTTGACTTATGATAACTTCATCACTTTTGAAAAGTTATCAATGGATTTTACACCAGATAACGTATTGACAACAGCCATATACAACCTGCCAACAATGTTAGCAGTGTTTACCAAAGACAATTTAACAGTAGAACAATTTTTAAATCTATCTATGCCAGAGGTGATAGCAGGTTTTTTTACTGTCAATCAGAACATCAAAAAGTATTTACAACATTTACAGGCTTCTTCGTACAAACAAATGATGAGAATACAGAAGAATCAGCTAAAGAACCTATTGATGTTGTACTGGCAGAATCACAATCCATTCAAAAAGAGTTTAACGAAAAGTGGAATTATTGGATGATTGCAAAATCTGTGGCAGAATTTACCGGGCAAACGTTTTGGCAAGTTCTGGAATCGAATATTTTAGAAGTGTTAACCGTAGGAACATTATTAAAAGAACAGGTGATAGTCGAAGAAAACAAACACGGTAGAATCAGTTCATAATTGCAGTAAAACATCTTTTTATGCAGTAAAATAAATACAAACCGGGATGAATAAAGTAAAATAGATTTATCATTTGAATTAAACAATAGTAATACCTTTTATGGCACAATCTTTATCAGCAGCGAATGCCGCAGCCCTTGATTCTTTAGGTATCTCTAAACAGCAATTTGATACTGCTTTATCGGCAGCAGAACAAGCTTGTGCAGATTTCGTTAAGCGTATCAAAGCAAATATTCAGGCAATACCTGACTTTGTAAACACAGGAGCAATTGAAAACTTAACGGTTGAAAG